ACTGTTGAGTTTAAAACCGCAAAAGAGTTAGGTAAGAACTATCCTGAAACTTATATCAGAGTTAAACCAAACCAAACTCCAATTACAGAAGATAAAAACGTTTTAGAAACTGTAAAAGACCAAATTGAATTACCAGGTATGTTTAAGAAATATACTTATGATGATATGAAAGGTTTATTGGAAACTTGGATGGAAACTGGTCAAGTAGGGGATGATTCTAAAGAAGAAGAATCTACACCAACTAATAACTCTACTCAATCAGCACCAGCAGCAGCTGTGAGTAACTCAACCAACACAGATGTAAAAGACGCATTTGAGGATTTATTCAATAACTAAAAACATTAAGAATGGCTAAAACAAATCGTGATGAATTATCATCGCTATTAGCTGATAACCTTAATAAGAAGTTCAAAGGACAAGCAAAAGTAGCTTACTTTCTTGATGGCTCCGAACAGACACCCACCGACTTAACCGAGTGGGTGTCTACAGGAGATGATATGTTAGATTTAGCTATATCAAATCGACCTAATGGTGGATTTCCTGTTGGACGAATTGTAGAGGTTACTGGTTTAGAAGCGAGTGGCAAATCTCTGTTATCAGCACATACATTAGCAAACACTCAGAAGAAGGGTGGTTTGGCAGTGTATATTGATACAGAGAACGCAATTAACCAAGAATTCTTAGAAGCATTAGGTGTTGATACTCAGAAGTTACTTTATGTACCTTTGGAAGCAGTAGAAGATATCTTTGATGCTATGGATTCAATTATCGAATCAATTAGAAAATCCGATAATAACAAATTGGTAACAATAGTAGTTGATTCTGTTGCGGCAGCAACTACTAAAGTAGAGATGGCAGCTGATTATGACCAAGCTGGTTATGCTACTCAAAAAGCAATCATTATCTCAAAAGCAATGAGAAAGATTACAAATCTTATTGGTAGAGAGAGAATATTGGTTGTATTTACAAATCAACTTAGAGTTAGATTAGGAGTATCTTTTGGAGACCCTTACACTACATCAGGTGGGAAAGCATTAGGTTTTCACGCTAGTTGTAGATTGAGAATGAAACAAATGGGTAAACTCAATTCTAAAGTTGGGGGTGTTGAACAAACTGTTGGTATTAAGACTAGAGTACAAGTTATTAAGAACAGAATGGGACCACCACTAAGAGCAGTTGATTTTGAAATCTACTTTGATAGGGGTATTGATAGATATGGTTCGTGGTTGAATACTATGAAAACATATAAGTTGATACAGATAAGTGGAGCTTGGTATACTTGGGTTGATGAATCAACTGGAGAAGAGATTAAATTCCAAGCTAAGAACTTCACTAACATCTTAGAAGAAAGACCAGAGGTAAAGGAACAAATGTATAAACAAATCTGTGATGCATATATCTTAGGATACAAAGAAGCATCCGAAGCAGCAAACACAGACACAACAAAACTCGATGAAGGACACGAAATCTAATTACAAAGAAATGTTTAATAAGCTATCAGAAACTCCCAAAAGGAACGTTAATGATAAAGTTATGATTGTAGATGGATTGAATTTGTTCATCAGATGTTTTGGCGCAGTTCCAACTCTGAATGATGATGGAGAGCACGTCGGTGGGGTAACAGGTTGTCTGTTATCCCTCGGCGCTCTTATTCGTAAGAACAAACCAACTAGAGTGTTGGTAGTTTTTGATGGTAAGGGTGGTTCTCAACGTAGAAAAAAGATGTATAAGGGATACAAAGAAGGTAGAACAGGATTAACCAAAGTTAATAGATTGGTTGGTTACGAAGATTTAGAAGACCAAGCAGAATCTATGAAACGTAACTTTAACGCTTTAATCAAATACTTAGAGTTATTACCTGTTGATTTGTGTTATATTGATTACATCGAAGCAGATGATATTATGGCATACGCTGCCAGACATATATTTAAAAAAGAAGTTTTGATAATTTCCTCTGATAAGGATTTCTTACAATTAGTTGATGATAGAATTTCAGTATATCTACCAACTAAGAAGAAGATGATGTTCAAAGAGGATGTAAAAGAGTTATATGGAGTTCCATCAAAGAATTTAGTATATTATAGAATTTTTGATGGTGATAAATCCGATAATATTCCTGGCGTAAGGGGAATCGGACCTAAAACACTAATAAATAAATTAGATTTCCTTCAATCGGATGGATTAACATTGGATACCCTATTAGAAAAGGTATCTCAAATGGATGATGAGAAACTGAAAAACAAAATATTGGAACATACCGATACTTTGAAATTAAACTATGATTTAATGCAGTTATCAGAACCAATAATGGGTTCAGCGATTACATCAAATGTACGAAATATCATTGATACACCAATCAACGGATTAAATTCTTTTGAATTCAAAAAAGAGTTTATGGTTGATAAACTATATACTGCATTTAAGAATGTAGAAACATGGTTAGTGAACACTTGGGGTGATTTGGATAAATATTCAAAACAAACCCGAAAATAATTTGGTAGTTACAATAATAAATCGTATATTGGTACAATATGGATAAATTCGGAAACAAATTTGGTACGTCATTTCAGATAAAGATACTTTCATCTCTATTATCAGATAGGATATTCTTACAACAGATGTATGATATTCTTAAACCTGAGATGTTTGATTCAGATGCTAATGAATGGATAGTAACGAAAACATTAAATCATTTTGATACGTTTTCACAACTACCCACATTGGATGTCTTTAAAAACGAAGTAGATAAGGTTGAGAGAGATGTTCTCAAATCATCTATAGTAGATAACCTAAAGCAAGTTTGGAACGGCTTAGAATCGGATGATTTAGAGTACGTTAAAGAACAATCTTTAGAATTCTGTAAGAATCAAACCTTTAAGAACGCAATCTTAGAATCTGTAGATTTACTAAGTGATGGTAAATTCGATATAATTAAATCGAAGATTGATAACGCTATGAAAGCGGGACAGGATACTGATATCGGACATGAGTACAAAGAAAACATCATTGAAAGATACGAATCAACTGTTAGAGATGTAGTTCCTTGTGGTTGGCCTGTTATCGATGAATTAGTAGATGGTGGTTTTGGTAAAGGTGAGTTGATAATATTTGCAGCTCCACCGGGTATTGGTAAATCTTGGGCATTGGTGAATGTTGGTATGGCAGCTGCTAAAGCTGGTAAGACTGTAGTTCATTATACATTAGAACTTAACGAAGGATATGTAGGGCAGAGATACGATTCAGTATTAACTGGAATACCCGTACCTAAACTTAAATTTGAAATAGATGAAGTACGAAAGCAGGTAGAAAAACTAAGTGGTGATATCGTTGTAAAACATTGGCCTACTAAATCTGCTGGATTGAATACTATGAGAGCATCATTAGATAAATTGAAGTTGCAAGGTAAATCTCCTGATTTGATTATATGTGATTACGCTGATTTATTAAAGGGTAATAGTAGAAAAGAAAGACACGAAGAGTTAGAAGAGATTGTTGAGGGATTAAGAGGTATTGCGGGTGAATACGAAGTTCCATTATTTACAGCATCTCAGATAAATCGTAGTGGAGCAGAGCAAGATGTTATTACTGGTACTTCTATAGCTGGTTCATTCTCAAAACTGATGACTGCAGATTTTGTAGTATCATTAAGTAGGAAGATTGAGGATAAATTAGCAGGTACAGGTAGATGGCACGTAATAAAAAATAGATTTGGACCAGATGGGATGACTTTACCTTCAAAAGCTAATATGAGTACAGGTAGGATTGATATCTACAACGATGATTCCATTGATGGTAAAAAAACCCAAAAGGATATGAACACTGGGGGTGAGTTAGTGAGAAAGAATTTGTTACAAAAATATAACGAAATGAATAAAGATATTGATTTCTAATCCATATATATTATAACCCACAACAACGAAATTAAAACAATAGAAGATAAAAATATGACACAATTATTTACAGAAAGAGTACCATTCAAACCATTTGAATATCCAATTTATTACACCGAAGGGTGGTTAAAACAAGCACAAGCATTTTGGTTACATACTGAAATACCAATGCAAGGTGATTTGAAAGATTGGAACGAAAATCTGAATAAATCGGAAAAGCATTTGGTTGGAAATATCCTTTTAGGATTTGCTCAAACTGAATGTGCCGTATCCGATTATTGGACAACAATGGTAACCAAATGGTTTCCTAAACATGAAATCAAACAAATGGCGATGATGTTTGGTTCACAAGAAACAATACACGCTACAGCTTACTCCTATCTAAACGAATCATTAGGTTTAGAAGATTTTGAGGCTTTCCTACACGAACCTGCGATTGCAGAAAAATTTGAATTCCTAACCGCTACCTCTGCTGATTGGACTCACGAGGATTTACAGAAGAATCCTACGGCGAGAAAAGAAGTAGCCCGTTCATTAGCGATATTCTCAGCATTTGCAGAAGGTGTATCTTTATATAGTAGTTTTGCAGTCCTGTATTCTTTTCAGATGAGAAATCTTCTGAAAGGAATTGGGCAGCAAATGAAATGGAGTGTAAGAGATGAATC